GGTTACAATGAGCGACGAGTAACTGATGATACGGTACCATTGCTAATTGATCATATAGATGGAGACCTAACAAATCATCGAATAGATAACATACAACTCCTTTGCCTTAATTGTTATTATCAGCAAGTAGAAGCTCCATTCAAGGCAGACAAAGAACAGTATTGGAATTATAACAATTTATCCGATTAATATATTTATTAATATGATCTCAATGAGTAAACTAATTATAGAAGGAAGATACGACAGCATAGTATCACGGCTTTCACAAAAACTTCTAACTGTTATAAAAGATAGTTTCTCATCAACTACAAATCCTAAGGGAGAATTCTCCGGACAAAAAATCCATTTCAAACAAAACGATAACGTTCCTAACATAGATGATGACGACGTGTTCCAACATATTTGGTTTGAGGAAGTTGAGAATGAACAGATCCCTTTAGATTTTTATCTAGCATTAAAAGTTCAATGGATTGATGGCTCTGATGATCTTAGATTCGGCGGGGATGCTTATAATGATACAAAGAAGAACTCGGATGAGATGCCATTGATAGAAATACGTTTTGAATTAGATCCTGCAGAGTATCCTAAGATCTTAAGTGAAATTGCAATGATCCTACGAGACACACTTCGCCATGAAATTGAACATATAACACAGAGTGGGTGGAATCTTAAACAAGGCAAGTTCCTGCCATCTGATAAAGCAAAACGAGAAAAGATTCAAACCGGGGAAGTAGCAACCAAACAGTACTTCCTTCTTAAAAAAGAGATACCGGCAATGATCCAAGGTCTCTATAGCAAAGCAAAAAAGAGTCGAGCTCCATTCAAACAAATAGTTAACAACTATCTAGATGGGTGGGTATCAAACAACACAATAACAGCAAAAGATAAAGAACAAATACTTAAGGTGTGGAGAACATATCTTCCCAAATTAAGTATCAGACAGGAATTGTAATATGCAATACATTGATGAAACTTGTTGGGATGGTTACCAAAAGCGAGGAATGAAAAACAAAGGTGGTAAACAAGTACCAAATTGTGTGAAGGTTGAAACAGCTGATAGCTATTGTGCAGATTGTTTAATCGAGGCAATTAAATCATGCAATGAGAAACCAGAATACATTAACTTGATAGAGCCAGGCCTTAATGAAGCCGAGTATCAGGGACTCACAGTTAAACTAGGTAAACCATTCCTTACACCTGATGGGCCAAAGAAACGATCTGTGTATGTAAAGAATGCCAAAGGCAATGTAGTTAAAGTTAACTTCGGCGATCCAAATATGCGCATCAAAAAGAATATACCAGCACGACGTAAAAGCTTCCGGGCTCGTCATAAATGTGCAACAGCAAAAGACAGAACATCTGCAAGATATTGGTCTTGCCGAGCTTGGTAATTACATATTAATTTCTTATCTTATAGAAAAAATGGCACAAATAGACGAAATAGAAGATATACTAATGGAAGCGTATGCATATGGCATACAACACGAAGTATTAGATTTAGCAAAAACTTTGATGCCATCGAATCCGTATAATCCTGTTACGGTATATGAACAAGCATTTAACCAAACAATGTCCCGTTATGAATAATCAAACCTTAAAGATCAATCTAGGTGCTTCCCGAGAAAGTCAGAAACTACAAGGGTTCTTTGATGGTCGTTTTGTAGGCCGAGTACAAGACTCAAAGAAAAATTACTCCAGAAAAACAAAGCATAAAAATATCGCGAACTAGGTTGGATATTCATTGTTTATTTCTTATTATATTAGTATAAAATAAGAGCTATGAATAACAAACAGTATGGAACAATTATCGACGGGAGATTGGTAATTGAAGTAGGAACCGGGATTGATATCACGAAGTACTTTAGAAAATCAATGATTGATGCAGCAGTTATATCTGGAGATGCATTGATGTTTAATCACGAAACTCAGAAGGCCCGGAGAGTATCAGAAGATGATATTCCAAAATCAGCGATCACTCCCAAAGTAATCGAAGCCGTTGAGTTAGATCCTATAATGGAATTGATTAATCGAGCACCGGAGATTAAGCCAAAAGATTTAGAGATGTCAGACATCAAATGGAAGTATCTAATTCGATCTGTAGTTAGAGGTAAAAACATTATGATGGTCGGACCTGCCGGATGTGGTAAAACTCAGGCAGCAAAATCATTACCAGAAGCAACCGGAAGATCATTCTTCTATTTTAACCTAGGGGCAACTCAAGATCCTAGAGCTACACTGATTGGTAATACCCATTTCAAAGATGGTCAAACATCATTCGATGAATCAGCCTTTGTGAAAGCAATTCAAACTGAGAACTCGGTAATCTTGTTAGATGAGTTATCTAGAGCACATCCAGAAGCTTGGAATATTCTTATGCCAGTATTAGATGAAGGCCAAAGATATCTTCGATTAGATGAGGATGTTAACTCCCCTACGATACATGTTGCGGAAGGAGTTTCATTTATTGCGACAGCAAACATTGGTACCGAATACACATCAACTCGAGTATTAGATAGAGCATTAATGGATCGATTTGAAATCATTGAGGTTGATATTCTTACATTAGAAAGAGAAGAAGCCTTATTGAAATACCGTTATGGTAAACAAGTAAGTTCTGAGTTGATTCACGCAGTGGCTGACATTGCAGATTCAACTAGAAAGGAATGGAGATCTGAAGAAGGCAAATTATCCACAATGATATCCACCCGGATGACTGTGCGTGTTTGCGAATTGCTAGCAGATGGATTTACTTTAGCTGAATCAGCTGAGGTTGCAATTATTCCATTCTTTGATGCATCAGGTGGATCTGATTCTGAAAGGACTTTTGTTAAGCAAATTATCCAGAAACATATTGCAACCGTAGATAAAGATATCTTTAGTGTAGGCAGCGAAGCTGACTCACCGGAAGCCCGTCCATTTTAATTTTCATAGCTCGAAAATAGGGAGCATGGTTCGCCCAGCTCCTTTTTATTTTAGTTATTGGTTGGATAGTACTGATAAATTTCTTATAATATAAAAAAGAAAGATTATGGCGAAAATTAAAGCACACACCGGATTTAGAGAATACACATCGCAAGCTTCTAGCTTTTGGTTAGACCGAGATTTTGATGTTAAGTTTAAACAAGGGTCAACAGTTGATTATACAAAGTTAGCGGCGGCGCAACGAGCAATTGGTAACTTTGTTAATATTGTTACAGGCAAGCAGATACCGGTAGTATTTCAGAGTAGTAATTCGTATACTGACGGTACTAAGGTTACCATAGGTACTAAGTTAGATGGAACAAATTTCGATCCTGCAGTTGGATTGGCTCTTCATGAAGGATCGCATATTGCCTATACTGATTTTGGATTGTTTAAAACATCAAACGGCCATTATACTAGCCGACTAGCTACCTCGGTATTTGGAGACATTGTGGTTAAATCTGGAATTGATATAGGCGAATATCCGTTTTCTGACTCAGAACCCAATCTTCGGCTTATCAAGGATCTATTAAATTGGATAGAAGATCGCCGCATTGATTATAAAGTGTACACAACGGCGCCTGGTTATCGAATGTATTATGAATCAATGTATGACAAGTACTTCAATAATAAAATAATCGATGTTGCCTTAAAGAATAAAGCAAAGGTTAAAGAAAATTGGGATTGCTATATGTTTCATATTATCAATTTTACAAATAAGAATCGTCAATTAGATCAGTTAGTTAAACTTCGCGAGATTTGGAATCTAATTAATTTAGGAAACATTCAGCGACTTGAATCAACTAAAGACGCATTGGTATTATCATGTGAAATATTTAAAATAATCGAAGCAGCAATTGTAGTAGAAGATCCAACCGAGTCAACAGAAAATAAACCTACCGATTCTGGAGATAGTGATGATACTACTAGTAATGGTTCTGGTTCCGGAAATACCGAAGATGAAGAATCTGATGATGACGATGGTGAAGGCCAATACGAAGAAGACAGCAACCAATCCGAGTCAGAAGAAGACGAAGATGCTGAGGATGATATTGATCTATTAACTGACAAAGAAAAAGAACAATTAGAAAAGGCAATCGAAGCCCAAAAAGAATTTCTTGATGGTGAACAAAAGAAATCCGGGAAACTAACAAAGAATCAAGATGTATTAGTTAACGCGATGCGGGAATCTGGTACTGAGACTAGGGATGTTAGTACTAGCATAGATGGTAAATCAGATAACGTTTCAACTATAGTTATTAAAAAAATGACTCCAGCATTGATGCTAGCACTGCCAGGTTTATTCGAATCCGGCACGACTGAGTTAATCAATGGAAAGACAACGTTAGGTAGCTATGCATCAAAGAGAGTTGTCCAGAACGATGAAGCTGTGCTCCGCGGACTATTGTTAGGTAAACAATTAGGCAGCAAGTTGCAACTAAGAAACTCGGATCGTACTCTTAAGTCAACAAGATTACAATCTGGTAAAATTGATCGTAGACTAGTAGCCCAATTGGGGTTTGATAATGCAAATGTATTTCATCGCATAGTTACCGATCGATTTAAAAACTATTTCATACACATTTCAATTGATGTGTCTGGATCTATGTCAGGGGATAAATTGAACCAAGCCATTATGAGTGCAGTAGCAATTGCCCAGGCAGCTTCAATGACAACCGGTATCCGAGTTCAAATATCAATAAGAGGTACTAATCATATTGGTGGGAAACTAGAAAGGTGTGTTACTATATATGCATATGATTCAGCCCATGATAAAATAAGTAAAATTCGCAATCAATTTAAATACATAGGCACCTTTGGTTGTACTCCAGAAGGAATTGCATTTAAAAGCATATTAAAGGACCTTAAGGCAGACGCCCGAGGAGATGAGTTAATCTTTATCAATTACTCAGATGGAAGTCCAACCTCTGTGCCAGGAGTTAATAAATTCCAGTACAATGGAGTTGAACTAACTAAAAGAGTGGTTAATGATATGCGGGACTTAGGAATGAACATTATCAGTTACTTTATATATGATTACATATATAGTGTGGATCGAGATAACTTCAAAATAATGTACGGCGTAGATGCTAAATTCATTAAGCCTGATAGTATGTCTGAGATCTCAAAGACAATCAATGCAAAGTTTCTAGAAATGACAAAGTAAATTCACAATGCAATATTTATATTAAATAGTTATAAACAAAAGAAGAATAAGTTATGGTCGTGTATAAAACTACTAATTTAATTAATGGTAAACAATATGTAGGTCGCGACATGTACAATAATCCTAAGTATCTAGGTTCTGGCAAACTATTAATTAAAGCTATTAGTAAGTATGGTATAGAATATTTCCAGAAAGAAATTTTACAAGAATGTTCTAATATTGATGAACTAAAAACAGCCGAAGCATGGTGGATTGCATTTTATAATGCAGCAACTGATCCTAAATTTTATAATATTTTAAACTCGAGTACGGGCGGCGATTCATTGTCAAATCACCCAGACCTAGAGGCAATTAAAGAAAAAATTAGAATAGCCCGGGCTAGCCAAATAATTAATCACTCCGATGAAACAAAGAAAAAAATTGGAGATTCTCAAAGAGGTGAATTAGGATATTGGTACGGTAAAACTCAAAGCGATGAATCGAATGAAAAACGATCTAAATCTGCTAAAGGTAAACCAAAGCCACCTAGGTCAGCAGAACATTCAAAAAAGTTATCAGACGCAAATAAAGGGAAAGTTCCATGGAACAAAGGATTAAAATTTAAATAGTAAATAATAAATAAAAAGGAATAAGTTATGTCAAAACAAATTGAGTTTAATAGTGATGCACGCACGAAATTAGCATCTGGTGTTAATCAATTAGCAAAAGCAGTTGCATGCACATTAGGTCCTAAGGGACGAAATGTAGTAATCGGTAAAAAGTTTGGTGCACCACACATCACGAAAGATGGTGTCAGTGTTGCAAAAGAAATTGAGTTGAAGGATCCTATGGAGAATTTAGGAGCTCAAATGGTAAAGGAAGTTGCATCCAAGACTGCAGATAATGCTGGCGATGGAACAACCACAGCAACAGTGCTAGCCCAAGCATTAATCAATGCAGGGCTTAAGAATGTAGCAGCCGGTGCAAATCCTATAGATTTAAAGCGAGGGATCGATAAAGCAGTTACAGCTGTGGTTACCAAGTTAAAATCGATTTCACAGGAGGTTGGCAATGACAATGAAAAGATCAAACAAATTGCTAGCATCTCAGCAAACAATGATGATGTAATCGGTTCTCTGATTGCCGAAGCAATGAAAGTTGTTGGAAACGATGGCGTTATTACTGTTGAAGAAGCAAAAGGAACAGAAACAGAAATGAAAACTGTGGAAGGGATGCAATTTGACAGAGGGTATCTTTCTCCTTACTTTGTTACTAACACTGAAAGAATGATTACTGAGATGGATAGTCCATTAATTCTATTGGTTGATAAAAAGATCTCTTCAATGAAAGAGCTTCTTCCAATCATGGAGCCAGTAGTTCAATCAGGAAACAGCTTGTTGATTATTGCTGAGGATCTTGATGGCGATGCATTGGCTACATTGGTAGTGAATCGCATACGAGGATCATTGAAAATTGCAGCAGTGAAGGCTCCTAGCTTTGGAGACCGAAGAAAATCAATGTTGGAAGACATCGCAGCATTAACAGGCGGTACTGTGGTATCAGATGATAATGGAGTTACTTTAGCTAACATCACAATGGAGCAACTAGGAAGTGCTGAGAAAGTTGAAATCTCTAAAGACCGTACTACCATCATTAATGGTGCAGGTGGAGCAGAGCTTGTAGGAGAACGAGTTCGTCAAATCAAAGCACAGATTGAAATGTGTACTAGCGATTACGACAAAGAGAAGCTACAAGAACGATTGGCTAAATTAGCAGGTGGTGTCGCAGTTCTATATATCGGAGCTCCGACAGAGACTGAGATGAAAGAAAAGAAGGATCGTGTTGACGATGCATTAGCAGCAACTAGAGCAGCAGTAGAAGAAGGCATAGTACCTGGTGGGGGCGTTGCTTTAATTAGATGTATAAGTTCATTAGAAGCACTTAATGGCGCCAATCAAGATGAAGATCTAGGGATTGCTATTGTAAGAGCCTCATTAGAAGCACCATTATATCAAATTGTAGCTAATGCTGGTGGTAACGGTTCGGTAATAGTTCACTTTGTTAAATCAAATGAAGATAGTAATTATGGGTACAATGCCCGCACTGATGTGTATGGCAACATGATTGATATGGGTATTATTGATCCTACTAAGGTTACTCGTACAGCAATAGAGAATGCAGCATCAATTGCTTCCATGTTATTGATGACTGAATGTGTAATCGTTGATGAACCAACAAAAGATGATATGCCTGGGATGGATCCCGGAATGATGATGTAATGAAACTATTTCCAAAAAAACAATATGTCAATGACATAAAAATATTTAAACGGTTAAAGAAATTTACCCAGAAGAATAAACACGCAAAGAGACCGGTGGAGGATATCGACCGGTCTTTATCCGTGGTACAATTTGTACTAGATGAAGCCTACGATTATCGCATACAATATCACACAGTAACATGGGCCTTAAAGTTCATGCAAGAAGATCCAACGTTGGATATATCAACAGCCATTGTGATGGGTCTCGAAAAATATCTTAAATAAACTCAAATGCTAGCAAACATTATAATCCACGAAGAGACGGCATACCAGCTTCTCCAACAAAAACCAATACATCATTTTGCAGAACGATTTGATACACATCCAAACAAACAATATATTGACACATTTAAAGAATGGTGTGGAGCTGATATCGTAATTCAATCAGAAACTCATTTCATGTTTTGTGAAACAATTCCAGACATTGACTTTGAAATGGTAGATTAATTTCTTATAATAAAGAAAAAGAAATGTCAAAAGTAAGATTTATAGCAGATCTCCACCTAGGTCATATTAACATGGCTAAAAAGCGAGGCTTTGCTACGGTAGAAGAACATGACGAATACATCATTACCCAATGGAACAGTGTAGTTCATAAACGAGACATTACATATATCCTAGGGGATGTAACAATGGAATCCGCTAAATCATATCCGTTATTAAACAGACTGAATGGAGTGAAAAAGGTTGTGTTAGGCAACCATGATAGGCCTTCTGACGTTCCTGAGCTTTTAAAATATGTTCAATCTGTTGGTGGTATGATTCGATATAAAGGCATTTGGTTGTCTCATTGCCCAGTACACCCGATGGAGCTTGAACACCGCGTACAACGCATTATTCATGGTCATATACACGAGAATCTAGTCGAACATTGGTTCACTGTTTTTGGATTTAAATTGTTTAAGCGTGTTGATAGAAGATATCATTGTGTGTCCTGTGAGCATGTTGGATACGCTCCAAAGACTTTGATTGAACTAGGAATAACCAGATAAATTATGAGATTCAAAAAAGTAGTATTTTTTATTGCAATATTGTTTAACACTATCAAACGAAAAAGAAAATCAATATGGGACCTATGAGCAAAGAAACTATAGTATTCGAAGGTAAAGCACAATGGCACCGTGAAGCATATCTGAGATTAAAAGACGACAAAGTTATATTTGATTGCTCAGAGGATGAATATGGTCCAATTGAATTTGATATAGCTCTTTTAATAGAGGCACTTACAAAACACAGCAAAAATGACTAATTGGCCTAACTACGGTAAGTGGAGACACGGCAAGAAACGTAAAGAACTACTAGAAAGTAATATATTCACGTTTCCCGAAAATGTACCTGCAGAGATAATGAATCCAATATTGGAGGATGTAGCAAGACAAGTTAAAAATTACGAAAATAAAGTTATGAACAAAGAAGTTAAGAAATGTGTATTAGAGATACTCGATGCCCTTTATGACAAACCAGGATTCGATTACTGGTGGCACAACTTGAGTAAGGAATATGAAGAAA